ATAAGCCCACCGTGGTTTCTCGCTCTCAAGGCGATCGGCTTGCGATCAATATCGTAATATGCAATCCGTGCACGCAATCCTATATCTGTGAGACCCCCTGGCCGGACGCCCACCATCCCCAGAGAAGGCCGCGCGCATGGCGCAGATCCGCGCTCGGGTTCGCCTGGACGGCTACCCTGAGCGGAAGGTGGTCAAGGCCTGGGCCGCCGACTACGACATCGTGCCCCGCACCATGCAGGCCTACCTCTCCCAGCTCCGCAGAGAGGGCGTCGAGCGAAACGCCCCCGAGGAGCTCCCGAGAGAGGTCACCGGCGAGCGGATCGATATGCTCGTGGAGCGCCGTGCGCTGCTGGCCACGGTCCGCCAAGCCAGAGGCCGAACCACGAACGGCCTGGCGATCGTGTCGCTGGTCAAGGAAGAGAAGTGCCTGCTCCAAGAGATATTCGACGCCGAGGAAGCGGCCCGCGCTGAGGACGAGCAGAGCCGCGACTGGGATGCTCGCCTCGAGGACCTGCGGCGGGACCTTACCGCGCTGCCGGTAGCAGCCCGCCGCCAGATCCGCGACATCGTGATCGAGGTGTGCGGTGGGTAGATCCGGCCGGTTGGTGGGGCCCCTGGTGGAGTGGGTGGAGGCCAACCCGATCGACTTCGTGGACTGGCTCCCCGGTCAGCAGGCCTTCAACGAGTGCCCTTCGAGGATGAAGTTGTTCCGGGCTGGCAACCAGGCCCAGGGGAAGACATGGGCCGGCATCAGAGAGACCTGGTGGCGAGCTCGCGGGATCCACCCCTACCGCCAGCTCCAGCCCCGTGCGCGCACCGGCTGGATTGTCTCGGGCTCCGGCCCCAGCTCGAGGAAGATCCAAGAGAAGTTGTGGAACCTGATCCCCCACCGCTTCATCCACCCGCACACCACCTACGACCCGCTCAAAGGCGCCTTCTACGGCCATGAGCCGATGGTCAAGATCCGCTCGATCCACGGCGGCTGGAGCACCTACCACTTCAAGTGGACCACCCAGCGCGGGCTGTCGCTGGCCAGCGCAACCGTGGATGACATCTGGTTTGACGAGCCCCCCATGCGCCGCCGTGCCTTCACCGAGGCCGAGCGCAGGACCACCCGCACCGGTGGGGACATCTACCTGACCCTGACCCCCGTCAATGCCCCCGTCGAGTACCTCAAGGACATGTGTGAATCGGGCGTGATTACCGACCACCACTACCCGCTCAGGCCCGAGTACCTGATCCCCGACGGCCTGTCGGAGCCGCTCTACACCGATGCCGGCGAGTGCATGGACCAAGACTGGATCGACGCCCAGCGGAAGATCGTCGCCCCCTACGAGGCTCCCGTGGTGCTGGATGGGGAGTGGGAATTCCGCATGGAGGGGAACGCCTTCGAGGCCTTCGACCCTCACGTCCATGTCATCGAGCACCTGTCCGCCAGCCGCCACATGCCGGCGACCGAGGTGCAGCTGCTCTTCGGCATCGACTACGGCGACGACGCTTTCCGGCTGTGCGCGGCCCTGGTGGCCGTGGACGACTCCCGCGAGCACCCTCGGATCCTGATCCTGGACGAGTACATCGCGCAAGGGCCGACCCTCATGGACGAGGACGCAATCAGGATCCTCGAGATGCTGAAGCGCAACCGGCTGAAGTGGCGCCACCTGGACCACGCGCACGGCGACAAGCGCTACACCGGCGCCGCCGGGCTGAAGGACCTCACCACGAAGAGCAACCGCGAGCTGGCCACCGAGCTGGCCGCGCTGCTCCGCATCCCACGCAACCGGCTGAGCCCTCCGGTGCGCAGCGCGAAGCGTGGGCGCGGGGCTGGGCGCGGGTCCGTCCATGCCGGCGTGCGGTTCCTCCATGAGGCCATGGTCCGCGCCGGGTGCTTCTACATCGACAAGCGCTGCGAGGTCACGATCGAGGCCTTGGGCAAGTGGGCATGGGGCGAAAAGTACAAAGACCCGATCGACGCGCTAAGGTATGCTTGCAAGCCACTGATCCTACCCCAGATCGGCGGCGACTTCGAGACGCACCAGATCCACATCCGCAGGAGCTGAGCATGTCCCTCCCAACCGATCCCGTCTCAGGCCTGTCGTGGCTGCGCGAGTCCGACCGATCACGAGCCGAGCACAGCGCCCTTCGGGACCGGATGCTCAGCGGGCTGTACTGGGACGACCTCGAGAAGGCGATCACCACGCACCTGCCCGCCCTGCGCCGCCAGGCATGGGGCCCGATGGACATGACGAGCAACGTCTTCAGGTCCATCAGCGGCGAGATCGGCCCGGTGCCCTACGACAGCGAGCCGCACCTGGACGGTCCGGCCGGGTCGGAGCAGCTGATCACCAGGTCACAGGGCGGCATCCTCACCGACTGCGGCTACTGGCCGCTGATGCAGTCCACCGGCGAGCAGATCGTAGGGCTCCGCGAGGTGGTCATGCGCCTCGAGCACAGCGACGTCGGCGGGCTGTCGGCTGACCCCGTGCCACCCCACCGGGTGGAGGTCGACGTGCTGTCCAGCGCCCCGCGGCGCCCGGTCAGGATGGCCATCGCCGACAACCGCGACCGTCCCGACAAGGATGCCGCGCAGGAGTGGACCTGGGAGCAGTGGGACATCACCGACCCGATGGCCCCCAGCTACAAGATCCTGTCGGCCGACCGCATGCACGACCTCACCGAGCGCTACGCCACCGTGGATGGCAAGGCGGCGACCTCGGCCATGCTGTCCGGCGAAAACTGGCCCGACCGCTGGCGCTGGCACCAGGGAGCCCGCAAGGGCCGCCCGTTCATCCCCTGCAGCACCTACCACGCGCTCACCAAGGCGAGCTATTGGGATGCCTGGTACGGGATCGAGGCTGTCGCCGGCAGTCTGACCATGGGCGTGCTCAACACGTTCTGGATCCATTGCGTCCGGGACGGGTCGGTCGCGACCCTGATCCTCGTCGGCGGTGTGCCCGTGGGCGTCAAGGTCGAGAACGCCGACGGTACGCCGCTCGCATGGGTCGCCATCGAGCCCGGGGCCTTCAACATGGTCCAGCCCATGACGGGCTACGAGGGCACGGTCACCGTCGAGCGCATGGCCGCCAGCGCCGATCCTCTGATGCTGATCCAGTCGATCCAGCGCTTCGAGCAGCGCGTGGCGCTCTACGCCGGGGTCAGCGCAGCCGACCTGATCCGCGAGTCCGGCGACCCCCGCAGCGGCTACGCCCTGAGCGTGAGCAACGAGGGCAAGCGGGCCAGCGCCGCCCGGCTGATCCCACAGCTGCGGCGCAGCGACCTCGAGAGCGTGGAGCTGTCGGCCGCCATCGTCAACGGAGCCACGGGATCGGAGATCCCGGAGACCGGCTACAGCATCGGCTACCAGGGCGTGCCCCTGTCGGCTGGCGAGCTGAAGGCCCGCGCCGACTACGTGCGCGAGATGCTGTCCCTCGGCCTGATCACCCGGGCAGATGCCGTGCTCCAGTTCCATCCCGAGTTCACCCAGGCGCAGATCGTCAAGTACCTTGCAACCGCAGACGCAGAGCGTTCGCTCCGCGCATCCATCACCTGACAGGAGGACAGAACATGCCGCTCACAGGACTACCGCAGGCCACCTTCACCAAGATCGACGGCGTTGGCGACGTGATGACGAAAGAACAGTACACCACGATCATCAACGAGGTTCAGAGGCTCTTTCGCGCCGAGGTGGGAGCCGTCACCACCGCGAAGGGCGCCGAGATCACGACCCTCGAGACAGCCCTGGCCGAGTCCAAGAAGGCCGCAGGCAAGGTGCCAGAGCTCCAGCAGCAGCTCGAGGCCGCCGTCGGGGCTCACGAGCTCTACAAGGTCAACGTGGGCCAGATGGGGATCACCGACCCTGCGGACGCTGGCGACATGCACGCGATCTACCAGAGCCGCACCGCGGGCCAGGACAAGCCCCCGACCTACGCCGAGTGGGTTGACCAGGGCATCGCGGACCCGTCCAAGACCCCGGCCACCGTCCGTGACCGCTTCGAGGCAGCTGCAGAGCGGGCTGGCGACGGTGGCTCCGGTGGTGGCGGAGCAGGTGGAGCAGCCGGCGGAGCCGGCGCGGGAGGCGCTGGTGGAGGCGCTGGTGGTCGCGACATCAGCACAGGTCGAGGACGTGGTGGCGCCGGCGCTGGGGGCGCTGGTGGCGCCGGCGCGACCGCCAAGGACCTCGCGGCAGCGCGCCAGTCCGGCATGTCCGCCACCGAGTTCTACAACACCCGCTACCGCCCCGCCCACGGGATGCAGCCGATCAAGCCGGTTGACAGCGGCGGCGGCGACAAGTAGTTTTAGATCGATCTTTCCATCACCGCAGAACGGATCCGGGGTTGGCGCTCCCAACCGGCGGGCCTTCGGGCCCCCGACAACGCACAGGGATCCTGACGCGAGACTCACCCTCTCAGCTTCAGGAGCTCAGCTATGGCTGGCACCCTCACCGCCCCGATCCGTCAGTCCGGCATGGACGCCGACGGCCTGCTTCTCGACATCACCCTGGCCGAGCAGATGGCCGCCGAGCAGCTCACCGAGCGCTTCGACATCTACGACTCGGGCATGATCTCCTACGCTGGCGACGTCGCCGGCAGCATGTCCGACACCCTGCGCTTCCTCTTCGCGAACCTCGGGTGGCACCTGAGCATGGACGCCACCGTCAACGAGACGACCGACGTCAGCCCCAGCAACGTGGTCGACGACTACGCCGACGTGGCGGTCGCTCGCCGCGCCCTCGCGCTGTCCTTCAGCCAGTTCGCCCAGATCGTGGACGGCGGCCGAATCCTGGTGGACCCGATGCGCCTGGCCACCAGCCTGGTGGGCTCCTTCCGCCGCGGTCGCATGGGCCAGCTGATCACCACCGGTCAGGGCTTCGCCACCACCGGCGTGGACGGCACCGCCTACAACGACGTGGACGACCTCTTCACGATCATGGACCTGGCCGCCGCGGCCGGCGCCACCGCCGACATGCCCATCGCGATGATGATGAGGAACGTGGGCCAGTGGAACCGCATCCGCGACAGCCTGCGCTCCGAGGTCGGCCCCCTGGGCTACCGCGACGACATCCAGGGAGCCTTCGACTTCCGCCCCGCCGGCTTCACCGCCCAGCTGCTCAGCTCGATCTACATCTTCACCACCCAGCGAATCGCCGCCGCGGCCGGGGCCTACACCGGGTTCGCCTGGCTGCCTGGCTCCATCCGCTACGCCACCGGCTCCCCCGCTGCGGTCCTGGCCAACGCCATCCTCCGCAGCGCTGGCGTCCCCATGGTGGTCAGCTGGAAGGAAGTCCCCAACCAGGCGACGAACGAGCTGTACGGCAACGCCTACGACGGCTCGGCCATCGTCGAGGAGAACGGCTGGCTCTTCAAGGGCCTCGTGTAGCCTCGGTCTCCGGGTGGGTCCGGGGGATGGCCTCGGCTGTCCTCCGGGCCCCTCCCAGACCCACCCATTTCCATCAGGAGGACAGAGCATGGCACGCAAGATGAACAAGGCCGCCGCGCCGCCGCCCGACGAGAGCGGCGACATCCAGACCGCAGGGCGCGAACCCGAGCGCAAGCGCGCACGCCCCCAGGCGGCAGGCGGCAAGGCGCCGAAGCACGATCCCGGCCGCGTGTGGCCCTTCCGGCTGGTGTTCAGCCGCAACTACGAGATCGCCGAGGTCGAGGGCGTCGGGCCCGTGCTGCTCCCCGACTTCGAGCAGATCAAGGATCAGCCCGGCTGCAACAACGTCAAGCAACGCAAGAAGGGCCCACCCGACTGCAAACTCCGCGACGGCAAGCTCGTTGAGCAGCAGCGCATCCCGATCCCGGTCACCGAGTACATGGAGTACATCGAGGTCACCGACGACGAGGACGTCACCAAGACCTACCACTACCGGCACACCGAGCGGGTCACAGAGTACCCATCGGGCCGAGTCCAGGTCACCTTCGACCGCGCCAAGCACCATCAGTGGTGCTGCGAGCTGTACCGGCGAAAGCTGGTGCCGCCCCCCTACGACTACGAGATCGAGGACATCAGGCACAACCTCGAGCAGCGGCTGGACCGCGCTCGCTCCCACCCCATGGACAAGGCCAGCGACAAGAGTCGCTGGACCCGCAAGGGGAAGCTACTCGAGCACCGCCTGGAGATCCTGGACCAGGCCGCAGCCAACGCGGCGGCTCTCTACGACGGCCCCAAGGATCTCGAGGTGTCGGCATGAGCGGCGAGACCCGCGAGGGCCGCGCCATCATCGATCGCGTGGTCGAGCGCTGCGTCCGCGGCGGGATGCCAGAGGGTGCGGCACGCAAGCGCGCCACCGAGACCCGCCGCCGCCTCGAAGGCGACGCCAACGCCCAGAAGCGCCCCAAGCCCCCACCCCGAGACGAGTAGACCGTGAGCACAGCATCCGAGATCACCCCGCGCATCGCAACCGCCCGATACCTCGTGCGGGCCGCGGACCAGACGGTGAGCCTGGAGCTGTACTACCGAGGCGCCGCCATCACCCCGGCAAGCGGCACCTACTCGCTCTTCGAGGCTGGCGAGGACGAGGACACTCTGGCTACCGGCGCCATCACCCCCGGGGCGTCCAGCACCTACCCCGTGCTCGGCTCCACCATCCCCGCAACCCTCGGCTACGGCCGCGGCTACCGCGAGGAGTGGGATCTGGTCTTCGACGACGGATCGACCCGCAAGATCCAGCGCCCTGTCGCGCTGGTGCGTCACGAGCTCTACCCGGTGGTGGTCGACGCCGACCTGGTGGGCCTCTACTCGGATCTCGCCTACCACCTCCCCGAGGGTGAAACGTCCTTCTGGCCCAAGATCGATGAGGCTTGGAAGCGGATCCAGGGCCGGCTCGAGTCCCAGAACCGCTGGGCTGAGACCATCTGGACCCCCGAGGCGTTTCGCGAGGTCCACATGGATCTCGCCGTGGCGCTGCAGTCTGCCGACTTCTCGAAGCGCGCAGACGACGTGTGGGGAGACCGGTTCGACCGGCATAAGAAGGAATTCGAGCTCGGCTGGCGCCGCCTGCGCTTCGTGGTGGACACGGACCAGGACGGAGTCCCGGACAGCGACGCCCGCGTGGCTGCCGCTCAGGGCACCGTCATGTCAGGCTTCACCCCCTACACCCGCTACAACTTCGGCGGGCTGGGGGGCTACTGATGATCGATACCTTCGAGGGCGTCTGTCAGCATGTCCGCGACATCATGGTCGACCGCGACTTCCGCGAGTCCAGGACCACCTACGAGCGCTTTGGGTTGGCCGACTCTGACAGCCTCGCGCACAACGCCTTCGCCGTTGGCTACCTGTCCGCCATCATCCAGGGCGAGCGCCACCCGGGCCGCGGCCGGCCAGGGCTCACACCCACCACCGGCACCGTCGGCATCCGCTTCTCCTGGGAGCTGTCGGCCAAAGGCGAAGTCCGCACCTATGATGTCGGGCTCTCCAAGGCCCGATCCCTGGCCTCTGGCATCGTCGCCGGCGGCCGCGCCGATGGCGTCCACTTGATGCTCACATCGCTGTCCTTTTCGTCCATCGATGGCTGGTTTGCTGGGGAAATCATCCTCAGCGTCCGCCACAACACCGACCTCACCATGTGACCCCCGGAGAGTGCGCTAATGGCTACCCCAGCGACCCTGGTCTCCCAAGTCCTCGCCAACTTCCGAAAGCGGATGATCAAGAGCTACGGCTTCCTCTTCTCGAGCTTCGAGAATGAGCAGGATGCCCGCACCGCAGGACAGAGCGTCTACGTCTCCTCCGGCCCAGGCGTGCCCACCGCCAACATCGGCACCAACGTCCGCGGCATCTACTTCCGCGAGGACGCCCCCACGGTCGACGCCTACATCTACGGCACCGTGGACGGCGCCACCTGGTTCGCCATCGACATCGGCCCCATCGCGCTGGCCTCCCTGGCTCTCCCCCGCGGCAACGCGATCCGCGGCTCCGCCACAGGCGTCGGCGAGGCCCTCGACCTCTCCACCCTCGGGCAGTTCCCCCTGGGCGATGGCGCGGACCTGGCGGCTGCCCAACTGCCTGCCTCCGGCCTGCTGGCCATGCCCACGGCCAACACCTTCGCCGGCCGCACCCTGACAGCCCCCGCTGCTGGCATCACCGTCGCAGACGGCGACGGCGTAGCTGGTGACCCCACCCTCGCCCTGGCGGACGACCTGGCAGCCCTCGAGGCCCTGGACGCCACCGCCGGCTTGCTGGCCAAGACCGCGGCCGACACCTACGCCCGCCGCACCATCGTCGTCGGCTCCGCATCGCTGACCGTGGCCAAC